GATATTAAAGAACGTTGTTTCATTTTGACAGTACAAACATACAACGGTTATTTTAGATACACAAATAAAATCGATGAAATGCACAAATACTCGTTGAAATGCAATATTACTTTATAAAGACCTTTGCGAATGTCAGCAATATAAGGAATTTTTAAAAAGAAATAAAATAGTAAAAGATATTAGAGAGTAATGAAATTGAGGGGGGTTATTCCTTGTCTCTATGTCTCTCTCCAATTCGATAGATAATTTCTATTACCATTATAACACTAACAATACATTGCGAGCGGTATTGAATGCGTTATACATTACCATTATATTGATAGATTCAATCTATTATACATTTGATTATTCATTGTCAATAGTAAAGGCGTCTTGCCTATGGAATATATGTACGTGTATGCGCGCGCGTATGTAAGCTTAAACGACAATAAATAAAATATCGTACATTTGTTGTCGAATAAATATATAAAAATATGGAATGTTTAAATTGTAGTGGTGATTTTGTCGGAAGGTCTGACAAAAAGTTTTGTTGTGATAATTGTAGAAATATTTTTAATCATAACAATAACAAAGAAAAAAGCAGGAGTAATAAAAAACAATGGTATATAAACAATAAAGAAAAGGTTCTAAATAATACAGAATTAAAAATGTATAACGGCGTTAAATACAGAGCGAAGAAACATAACATACCATTTGATTTAGAATTAAGCGACATAGTTATTCCTGATATATGTCCTTTGTTAGGTATTCCATTATATAAAACAAAAGGAAGAGTTAAAAACAATACGCCATCATTAGATAAGATAGACCCGTCAAAAGGTTATATAAAGAATAATGTTTGGGTTATAAGTTGGAAAGCCAATAGAGTAAAGAGCAACTTAAGTATAAAAGAAACAGTAGACTTCTGTACTAACCTACTAAACAAGATAAAAGAATGTGACGCATAATAAAGATGATAAGTATTTACCGTTTGTTGTCGGCTATAAAAACGCCAAAAAAATGTGAGGCGATTTTTGAAATCGATACCCCGCCCTTCGAAAAAAATCCGTTTTCTTTTTCGCATCCGTCTCGTCAAACTAGTGTATAACCCCAAAACTACGCATATCTGTGTCGTTTTTTTTAATCTGTGTCGATCCTATGTCGACTTTTAAAAAGTTTGTCATTGAATAATCTCTTTATTAATAAGCCTTCCCAGAGTTTGGTGTCGGTATGTCGATTTTTTACCTACTTTTTACACAAAAAAAAATATAGAATATATAATATATATATATAGCTGTATATAGACTTTAAATTGACATTTCGACATTTTCAATAAGCTTCCCTTTACTGACGTGGCCTAAGAGTATGACAAACTTGTTTTTATGCTGACATTGACCGACATTAATTGACATTAAATAATTTGTTGTATATTTGCATCGTAGTTACTCTTCGACAATATGTAGCTTAAAAATATTAGCCCATTGATTGGATTACTGAGGTCGAAGACAGTATGAAAATCTCTGGGCATTTTTATTAAACAAACAAAATGAAAACATGTAGTAAATGTAAGTTAGAATTGTCTATAGATAGTTTTAGAAAAGACGTAACAAAAAAAGATGGTCTAACAAGTTCTTGTAAGGAATGTAAAAAGAAGGTTGATATTAATTATATTACAAACAATATAGATAAGGTATTAAAAAAGAGAAAAGAATACGTTAAAAAAAATAAAGAGAATAAAAAAAAATACGATCTTAACTATAGAATTAACAATAAGGAAAAAAGAAATGAATCTTTAAAAAAGTATTATATAAAAAACAATATAAAAATAAATGAAAGAAGAAAAAAATACAACTCAAAAAGAAAAAAAGAAGATTATGTTTATAAGTTTAAATGTAATGTAAGGAGTTTAATTAGCAAGTCTTTCAAAAGAGGTGTTAATCAATTTAAAAAAACAGCAAGTACAGAATCAATACTTCAATGTAATATAAAAGATTTTAAAGCACATATAGAAAAACAATTTACAGAAGGTATGTCTTTTGATAACCATGGTGATTGGCACTTAGACCATATAATACCATTAGCATCAGCAAAAACAGAAGATGAAGTAATAAAACTAAATCACTATACAAACTTTCAGCCACTATGGGCGATAGATAATTTAAGAAAAGGTAGCAAGGTGTAAAATTGGCAAAAAATGTGTATATTTGCCATAAATATATTATGATAGATAGATACATAAAAATGAGGAGGACTAATAACTACGATGTAAACTGGTTTTATAAGTACTTCGTAAGCAAGGGAGGTAAGCTAGACCCTACTACATTCCAGGCCATGTTCCAACTTGGGAACTTAGACGCTGCGCTTGAGCACATTGACCATGATTTTAAACTGAACAGACTGTACGATAAATCTGGTAGGCTGGTTGGTGTGTTTAAAAATTAAAAATAAATGTGTATATTTGCTGAATCAAAATCAAATTAAATGAACATAGACTTATCATTCGACCCTACGCAGTTTATACTTGGTATAAACTACTACTCAAAATCTTACGGATACCCGTACAGCGAGTTCAACATCTTCCTAACGTTCTTCAGGCTAAGCTTTAAATTTTAATTATGAACTACAGGGACGTTGTTTTGTTTATACTTGAGAAGTATAACACGGAGAATCCAGACAGCATGATCATGCTGCACACAAACATCACGGTTAACAGCTCGGACAGCTACACCTACTCGGTTAGCATGCGAAGCAAAAGAGCTAGCGTTGATGTTGACAACACAATGAAGACAAGAAGCAAGTCTGTTGCAGAGCAGGAAGCATTCAAATTAATACTAAATCAAATAATAGATTATGACAGATTTTAATTACAGCCCTAAGGAGCTGATCTTTGACCAAGAGGGAAGGGAGAAACTAATAAAAGGGATAAGCACAATCGCCAAGGCGGTTAAGAGTACGCTGGGACCAAGAGGAAACACTGTTCTTATTGAGTCTCGAAGCCATACACACGGCATCACGGTAACAAAAGATGGTGTAACGGTTGCAAGGAGTATTGACCTGCTTGACCCGGTTGAGAACCTAGCGGTTAGGATGATGAAGGAGGCGGCTGACAGAACAGCATCAATGGCTGGTGATGGTACAACCACAGCGATCGTGTTGACTGAGGCTATTGTTAAGAACGGGATGGACATGCTTAAGGACACGCACAACGTGAGTGAGGTAATTAGGCACATGAACAAGATCACGGAGGACGTGATTAAGCTACTGGAGAAGAGGTCGAAGAAGGTAAGCGGCAAGACGCTGTCGGACGTGGCTACAATCTCAGCTAATAATGACAAGGAGATCGGGAAGATTATCGCTGACGTGTACAACAAGGTTGGGAAGAACGGGATTGTAACGGCTAACAACTCACAAACAGCTGAGACGTACTACGAGTTCACAAACGGGATCAAGATAGACAGAGGGTACACATCAAATTTATTCATTAATGACTTCAAGAAGGACGAGTGCATTATGGAGGACGTGTATGTTCTAGTTAGCGACCAGGAGGTGAACAATATTTTGTCAATTGAGCGTATTTTACGACCAATCATTAATGAAGGCAAGAAGTTATTGATAATTGCGCCATGCTCAGGGAACGTTGTGAACACGTTGGCGGCTAACGTCGTGCAGAACAAGGTGAAGATGTGTAATATTTCTCCGCCTCAGTTTGGATACAAGCAGAAGGAGCTGATGGGAGATATTGCCTTGGCTGTTGGAGCGAAGTACTTCAGCGAGCAGACTGGTGATGACTTGAGTTTAATTGGAATGGAGCACTTGGGTAGAGCTGAGAGAATTATCATTGGAAGAGATAGCAGTGTTATAGTTAGATCTGAAGAGGTAAGCCCGGAGATGCAGGAGCGAATTGACCAGCTGTGGCAGGCACACGAGAACACCTCAAGAAAAGCAGACAAGGACTTCATTAAGGAGCGTATTGCCTCGCTAACCGGTGGTGTTGGTGTTATTTACGTTGGTGGATCGTCTGACATTGAGCAGAAGGAGAAGTACGACAGGGTTGATGACGCTATTTGTGCGGTTAGATCTGCGATTGAGGAAGGGATTTTACCTGGAGGAGGGCTAGCGCTGTTCAATATATCTGACGAGTTGTCATTCCTAGCGGATGAGAACATTGAGGAGATGAGCAAGGAGCAGTTCGTGGCGTACCACATCATGGCTAAGTCGATGCAGGGGCCGTTATGTCAGATCATGATAAACGCAGGGCTGGACCCATGGGGTATAATGGAGGAGCACTTTGAGGGCAACTCATATGGGTATGACGTTAAGAACAATGTGTACGGTGACATGTACGCGATGGGCGTTATTGACCCGTTGAAGGTGACTAAGAACGCGTTGAAGAACGCTGTATCTGTAGCATCAACGATACTAAGTACAAATGCAATAATAACAATAGCAAGAGCGTAACATGAAAGCAATAGGGAAAAATATAATTATTAAGCCAATTGACGAACAGATCAAGACCGACTTTGGTCTTGTTCTTTCTGGCGAGGAGTCTGACAAGATCAGATACAAAAAAGCCACGGTTGTAAACCCTGGCTTAGATGTTTCATTTATACAAGAAGGAGACGAGATCTACTACGACAAGCGTGCTGGCTACACTATGATCCTAAATGGTGAGCAGCTTACGATAATCGGAGAAAGAGACGTTGTCATCGTTTTATAGCTTCGTTCATCTTCTTAACAATGCGTCTATATCGTTTGTCGGTATACGACGCATTTTTTGCGAACATAGGATTGTTCTGATAGTTATCAGACAGGCGCTCCTCGCCATTAAGTTTCTTGTACACAGATCGAACAAGGCGCTTCCCTTTAAAAGATAGCTCGTATAGATTAGACTCCATTCCTGTTCTCTTTCTCCATATTATAATCCACTCATCCTTAAGCATCCTATTAAACCTTTCGGTATCCCAGCTCATTGTCATGGCAAAATCAGTAAAGCAATCCCTGGTAAATAATCTCTCAGAAAAAAGAAATAGCATCATATCTAAGTCTGCTGATGATATATTGTGCTTGGTCTTAGCCCATTGACGAACCACTCTAAAGTACTTCAAGTAGTCCTGACCAGGATCTCTTCTGTCGTACGCTCTTCTTATATTACTCTTGATTTTCATTTAATTTTAATTATTATCTTTGCAAAGATAAATAAAAAAGACGAGATGACTAAAATTTCACTGTATCCAAATGATACTAACATAGAAGACGACGATATTTTATTGGGTACAGACAAGGAAACTCCTGGAGATGTAACTAAGAATTTTCCTATTGGAAGCTTAAAGGCTTACATAACAAATTCTTTGATATTTAAAAACCTTACCCCAATTCCTCTTTCAGCTTCTGCGTTAAATTTTTCTTATCCTAATGCGGTTATTGGAACGCAAGTAATTTGCTCGTCGCTTGAGGGATCTGTTTTAGTAAATAAAGTATACGTTTACACTTGCACAGACGCTCAGTCTTGGGCTTTAGACGTTAGAGATAAAGTAGTATAAAATTTAAAAAATAGATATGAAAGCTTGTAAAACAAAAATGAAAATGGCTGATAAGAAGCCAATGGCTAGTAAGTCAATCACTAAAAAAGTAATGATTAAAACAACTAAAAAATAATGGCAAACGTACCTTTAACCACGCGTTTCATCGGTATATCCGAGAGTGTGGATCTTACAGAAAAAAAATCAGCAGCATTAAACGCTGAGACTCAACCTTACACATTCCAGGATATTATAACCACTATTGGACCAGGACCAGCAGGACCTCAAGGTGTTCAAGGACCAGCAGGACCAGTTGGACCAGTTGGACCAGCAGGGTTAGAATGGCAAGGAGCATGGGTATCTGGTACGTCATACGTTGAGGATGACGCGGTTGGATATGATGGGGCTTCATGGTTTTGTATTTTAGCTACAAGCGGAACAGACGCTCCAGATGTAGACGCAACTCACTGGGCTTTATTAGCTTCTCAAGGGGCGCAAGGTATTCAAGGTGTTGCTGGACCAACAGGTGCTCAAGGACCTACAGGACCTGAAGGTATTCAAGGTATTCAAGGTGTTGCTGGACCTACAGGTGCAACAGGACCAGAAGGGCCTATCGGAGCTACAGGTGCACAAGGTATTCAAGGCATTCAAGGTGTTGCCGGACCAACAGGTGCTCAAGGACCAGAAGGGCCTCAAGGAGCAGCTGGTGTTGTGCCTGCTAAAACAATAGGAGAAGTTATATTTGGATTTAGTGCAATAAACACATTGTCTTACGATATAAACAAGATACCTACAAACGGTAACTCAGATGGAGGATTTGCTTACTTACCAAGTACAACCGGCTTACCAATTGGTAAAGAGGTAACTGTAGCTTGTTTTTCAAGCGGTACTTTCAATGTAAGAACATTTGACAATGGTTATAAAATTATAAACAACAACATTAACCCAGGATCTGATTTAAGTGCTACTACTGTTAAGATATCTAACGGTGAGATTTTAAAGTTCACCCTTATTGACAGCGGCTTCTGGATTCTTGACTATGTTGTAACAAGCAAAGAAAACAGAACATTATATAGTTTATCAGGAGGACCTACTGCTTTAGCCCCAAGAGTTATCAATGGAACTAGAGTAAACGCTATATCTACAGGATATTATGCGTTACCTGCAAGTGGGGCTGTTGTTGCTAGTAATATAAACGAGGTTATTGTTTATGCTCAAAGTGCAACAGTTACAATTCAAGCAGCTACAGGAGGTAACATATCTTACACGTCAAACAATTCTTACGGTTCTGGATATGGCATGTTAGCTTATTCTACAGTTAGATTTACAAGATACTATGGAGAAAACTGGATTGCTGAGCCTATTGTTGGAGCATTTCCTAATTTTAATGGTACCCCATTAAGTGCAGCAAGTGCCTACTCTATAAACGAAGCAACTACAAACAACACTACATCTGCATTAACTGCATCTGCATTAAATACAGCTTATCCTACATCTGGTCCTATAAATTATCCTGTAGGATTTAAGGTTTACTGCAAAGACATTACAGGTGGGGGGCTAGTATACGTTAAAGTAACAGGAAACACTTGGGTATCAATGCCTATTACTGCTGTAGTATAGTATGCCAGGTAGAACCGCAAAATATTACGCGAACAATCCAGACGCTAGAAAAAAGCGTCTGGATTACCAGCGTGAATACAACAAGCAAGACCGCGAAGTAAAAAAGAGGGTTGAGCTTAACAAGGTGAACAGACAGAGAGGTACTTACGGAAACGGAGATGGCCTTGATGCTAGTCACACAAAAAGAGGTATAGTAATGAAGAAGGCTTCTATAAACAGAGGCTCTAAAACAGCTATGCCTGGAGACAGAAGAGCTAGAGGAGGTAAAAAATGAGCGTAAAGAGCAAGATGAAATGTGGTGAGGTAAAACCATCAACGCGCCCTGGTAAAAAAATCATGAAGCTGTACTGCGATAACGGCAAGGAAAAGCTTGTTCATGCAGGAGCTAAGGGTTACGGTAACAACTACTCAGATGCAGCTCGTAAATCATTCAAGGCTCGTCACAAGTGCTCTACAGCATCACCAGGAACAGCTAGGCATTTAGCTTGCACAGAGCTTTGGTCAGCAGGAGGAAGAAAAACATCAAGTCCAACTAGTCGTAAAGGTAAATACTAATGAAGAAAGTAATTAAAAAAGCCAAGGAGTACGAATCTAAGAAGTCTTTAGATGGAAAGATGAAGTTCTTAAAGGGTAATGTTGGAAAAATAAAAAAGAAGTAGCTATGCTAGGAGACGATATAGAAAGAGTAACTAAAGCCACTGGTGTAAAAAAAGCGGTTGATTACTTAGCTAAAAAAACAGGTAAAGACTGCGGTTGCAGTAAAAGAAAGTCTGCGTTAAATAACCCAGGGCTATTAATAAATCAGATAATTTACAAAAAAAGAAATTAAACCATGGCGTATCAAAAATTACAACAAGGAAGAGCGATAAATGTTATACCAAGCGATGACATAAATATCCCAAGCCCATCAGCAGTTGCTGCTGTAGGCGTTAATGAATCTGCTGATGATAAAATCATAGATTCAACAAAAGATTTCACTAAATCTGTAAAGGTAAACGACACAATTTATAATTTAACAACAAACGAAATTTCTTACGTAACTGAAATTGTAGCTGCTGACGAATTAAAGGTCGCTAACTCTTCTTTATTTACAATTGGTGATGAGTATAAAATTTTCAGTACGGTTGACGTAAGAACAGAACCATGCGTGTTGTACGTTGGTACATCTGGAGCAGCAAAGACATTAAAGGTTTTAACAGCCGACAAAGACATTGTTACTTTAGTAGCTCCAGCAGCAGGCTTTGTAATACCATTGCAGGTATTAAGAGTGTTCGATACTGGAACAGATGTTACGAATATAGTAGCTCTTTGGTAGTATAATTATGAAGTCGTATTTGAACTATATAGCAACAGGGTTATTATTATTTTTTGCTCCTATACACGGGCTTCTTATTGCTGTGGCTTTCGGTATTATACTGGATACATTTACAGGGATATTTAAAAGCGTAAAAATAAACGGATGGAAGTCAATTAGATCTAGAAAGTTATCACATATAATATCGAAAATGTTGTTGTATCAAATAACAATAATACTTCTTTACGTTATTGATAAATTTTTACTTAACGAGTTCGTTACTCAGCACTTCACTATTCAATTTATGTTCACAAAACTTGTAGCTATTATATTAATTTTTATAGAACTAGTTAGTATTAAGGAGAATATAGAAGAGGCTTTGAAAATAGATATATGGAGCATGCTTAAGAAGGCTTTAAATAGAGCTAAGGAGGTTAGATCTGATATAGAAGATATAAAATGACAACAAGGCAGATAATATCTAAGTACGGCAAGCCAAATGTAACAGGAGAAGGATACTTAGTTACAATACTACTGCCTTATCCAATGCGTTTAGCTTGGGATACAGAGACAGTTGTTACAAAAATGAGATGTCATAAGCTAGTTTCTGGTAGGTTCTTAGCTGTATTTAACGAAATACACAGGGAGTACGGTTACGAAAAAATAAAAGAGTTAGGTATAGATCTTTTTGGAGGGTGTTTTAACTTCAGAAAGATGAGAGGAGGAGACGATTGGTCGACTCATTCTTGGGGAATCGCAATAGATTTACATCCAGCTGCAAATTCTTTAAAAACACCTTATTCTAAGTCTTTATTTTCAAAACCTGAGTATAAAAAGTTGCATGAAATATTTGAAAAACATGGATTTATAAATTTAGGCAAAACAAAAGGGTACGATTCAATGCATTGGGAAATAAAAGAATAAATTACTATATTTGTATTTTAAACTAAAAAAAATGATAGGAATTTATAAAATAACTAACCCAAAAGGAGCTATATATATTGGTTCTTCTAAAGAAGTAGAAGTAAGAATTAATAGATATAAAAGATTGAAATGCAAAACACAACCTAAAATATATAATTCACTTTTAAAATATGGACCAGAAAATCATGTTTTTGAAATTTTAGAAGAGTGCTGTATAGATGATTTATATAAAAAAGAAAATCATTACGGAATGATGTATAATGTTTTAGATAAAAAACTAGGTCTTAATTGTATTATTCCTCAAATAGGAGATGTTAAATTTATTTTATCTATAGAAAACTTAAAAAACAGATCAAACGCTCAAAAAGGAAGAAAAGCAACTGAAGAAACAAAAAGAAATATGTCTTTAGCTCAAAAAGGAAGAAAACACAGTAGTGAAACGCTTTTAAAAATGAGTTTAAACAATAATAATATAAAAGTAATATTAGACACTAATTCAGGTGTTTTTTATTTTGGAACAAAAGAAGCTGCTTTTTATAACTCCATGAACAGACATACTTTGAAGAACATGCTAAACGGATCTAAAAGAAATAAAACTAATCTCATTTACGCTTAGATAAAAGAATAGATATGCAAATTAACATATTAAACACTAAGAAGTACTTGCCATACATAGCTATAGCGGTACTTTTTATTTTACTGATATCAAGAACAAATTCTTTAGAAGTAAAAAATGAGAAGCTTTTAAATGAGGCTAAATCAAACGATTTAAAGGCTCAATACTACATAAGCAAGTACAACGCTTTAAAAAGCAAGGATAGTATCTTAGAGACGAGATATGATAGCCTAGATAGTATTAAATCAATCATTAAAATAAAATACAATGAAAAAATTAAGATTATTGACAAGTATACTGTTTCTGATATGCAGCGTTACTTCGATGAACGCACAAAAGAAGGTAGTAATACTAGATAGCTTACAGTCTAGTAAAATAATAACAGAATTAATTCAGAAGGACTTCTTAAAGCTTGAGGTTAAAACGCTTGTAAAAATGGATAGCTTGTCAAGGCAAAGGATTGTAATTCTTAAAAAGTCTAATGAAGAACTATTAAGCGCTTATAACCAGAAAAACTTACAGGTAAACAATCTAAATTCGATTATAGAAAATAACGTAAAAACAATAGCGAAGGAAAAGTCAAAAAATAAATTTTTAAAAGTTGTATCTTTGTTGTCTTTAGGAATAACGGGAATTTTACTAATAACAAGATAGATGACAAAAATAAGTCAATACGCTGTAGACACTGTCGTAACTGGTTCTGACAAATGGATAGGATCTGATTCTCAGTTCTACAACGCTACAAAAAACTTTACGCCTGACAAACTTGCTAAGTACTTTAACGATAATCAGGTTATTGATACCGGGTTAAATGTAAGGTTTCAGTATGTTGTTCTTGATGTTGGTGAAGAAAGACCTTTTGGTTCTATTACTTTTGAACCTCAACAAGGAAATCAAGTTCCTTTTTCTAGTATAACTACATTTATACTAAGTAATAAAAACACAGCAGGAGCACTTGTACCTAATTTCATAGAATTTTTTGAGCAGTCAAAGATTGTTATTTCTAAGACTAGGGATATAAACACATTCGGTTTTTATAAGGTAATATCAGTAGATGAGTATATACCTGATACAGAATTTTTTGTAGTAACACTTGAGTTTATTCAGGGTAACGGAGGTTTAACAAAGTCTACTGACTACGTGTTTTCATTTGTAGTTGACAGCATAACAGACGGGTCTGAAATAATAGGAGCTACAGTAACCACTGGAGATAAGTATATTATAGATTTAATAAAAGAAAACGAAGATGTTATACCTATTGAGTTTGCTCAGTCTTACAGGCACATACAATCAACAAACAGTAACGCATGGGTGATCACTCATAACTTAGGATTTAGACCTTCTGTAACAATAATAGACCTTGATGGAGATGTTGTTAATGGAGATATAGTGTATAATACAAGCAATCAATTAACATTAATATTTGCTCAACCCATAAAAGGAGAAGCTTACTTAAACTAATATAAAATGGCACAAAAGTTTTTAACAGACATTAATATGTCCAACGGGACAAGCATTATAAATCTTGTTGTAGATCCAAGGAGTTCAGCTCCATCAACACCAACAGAAGGTCAGGTATACTATAACCTTGTTGATAATATACTTTATTACTACAACGGAACGTCTTGGGAAACATTCGGAGACGTAACAGCTGTACTAACACCAAGCGGATCTGCATTATCAGGCGGCGCTTCAGGTGGTGCCGTAACGCTTCAGGTTGTTGTGGACAACTCTACAATTGAGATCTCTACTAACTCTATAAGAATTAAAGACTTAGGGGTTACATTTGCTAAGCTAGCTACTGCCGCTTGGACCGACTCAATCACAGGTAACTCTTCAGTAAAATTAACAACAGAGAACGCTGTTAAGACTTACGTAGATGCTACTGTTGCAGGTTTAGGAAACCTTGAAGGAGGTTTTGCTGCCGGATCAGCTACTGAGTTCCCTACAGCTGCTGGAGGTACTAAGAAAGGTGATTACTGGTACGTTACAAGTAACGGTACTGTAAACGGAGCTATATTAAAGGTTGGTGATGTTTTAATTGCTTCTATTAATAATCCAGACGTAAACACAACAACTGATTGGATAATACTTCAAACTAATGTTGATCAAGCTACAGAGACTGTTGCAGGTATTGCAGAGTTAGCTACTCAAGCAGAAACAAACGCAGGTACTAACGACACAACTATCGTTACGCCTTTAAAATTAAAAACATTCTTCGATACAGCTGTTGGGGGTTATGCTGCCAATGTCGGTAATGGGAGTTCGTTATCATTTGCTGTAACGCATAACTTAAATACGCTAGACGTTATTGTTCAAGTTGTAGAGACGTCTACAGGAGACACAGTCTATACGGATGTTGCTAGAACAAGTGCGAACGTAGTTACCGTTACTTTTGCTGCGGCTCCAACAACAAATCAATATAGAATTATAATTAAAAAATAATATATGTCTGTAAAGTTTTTAAGCGACATAGAAGTAAAAGCGGGCCTGAAGGATTCTTCAGGTGCTCTTGGTGCTTCTGGGCAAATACTATCTTCAACTAGTGGCAATGTTAGCTGGGTGACGCCCACATTAAATACGGTTGCTAGAGACGTTCAGAATGAAGTTAAGGCAGGTGTAGCTATAAACAAAGGGCAGGCTGTATATGTAACAGGAGCTGACGGAACAAATATAATTGTAGGATTGGCATCTAACACATCTGAACCTACCTCATCAAAAACTTTAGGTTTACTTAATGCAACAGTCGCTATCAATGGTAAGGCTGACGTTGTACAGATAGGTAGATTATCTGGGCTTAATACAATTGGAGCTGTAGTAGGCGATCCAGTATGGTTAGGTACAAATGGTAATCTTATTTATGGATTAACCAACAAGCCTTATGCTCCAGCGCATTTAGTTTTCATTGGTGTAGTTACTAGAGTTAATGCTAGTAATGGTGAGATATTTATAACAGTACAAAACGGATTTGAACTTAATGAAATCCACGATGTTGACTTAAAAACAACAGTGCCTATAAATGGAGATATATTAGGGTATAATGGTACATTATGGGTTAACAAAACAATTGCGGGTTGGTTAGGATTCACACCTGCTAATGCGAGTGGTACAACAAATTATGTTTCTAAATTTACTGGGGCAAACTCATTAGGAGACAGTCAAATATTTGATAATGGAACAAATGTAGGTATTGGAATCGCATTACCAGGCGCTAAACTTAATGTAAACGGTGTTGTGAAAATAGAAGGTAATAACTCGTTATATATGGGAGGTGGCAGCAGCGTCGTTCCAACTTGGGGAATAACTCCTAACGGTAATAACTTAGAAATTTCTGGTGTAGCTACGAACACAACTGGTAACGTTAATTTTTTAAACTTGGGTAATGTAGGAATTGGCACTACAACACCGGGTGTTAAATTTGTAAATTCAGGAGGAGGGTTTAGCTCCGGCCCAACTTTAGGATCAGGAGTAGTTGGTTCACAGGCTCTTTTATCTAATAATGGACTTTATGGCTTATATTCAGGTGTTTCCTCTAATGGAGACGTTTGGCATCAAGTTCAAAGAAATGATGCTAATTCGGCTGTTTATAATTTAGCATTACAACCAAGTGGTGGTGGTGTTTATATAGGAACTAATGCACCAATTTACGGAACAAGTGCAAAATTGCAAATTCTTTTTGACGGATTAAGTGCATTTGGTATAAATTTCAGATCAACAGCGGTTGCTTCTATTCCGATTCATTTTACATCAAGTACCGGTATACAGACTGGATATATTTTTCAAGATGCCACAGGTGTGTTTTTAGTAAGCGTTTCAGATTATAGGTTAAAAGAAGACTTAAAATCTTTTAATGGTTTGGATTTAATTTCTAAAATAAACGTTTATGACTATAAATGGAAAGATCAAGATAAACGGTCTTTTGGAGTTATGGCTCACGAATTACAAAAAGTAGTGCCTCAAGCTGCGTTTGGCGAAAAAGATGGTGAAAGAATGCAGGGAGTTGATTATTCAACATTAGTACCAATACTAATACAAGCAGTACAAGAATTAAAAGCAGAAATAGAAACATTAAAAAATAAAATATGACAATTTTTAAATGGGTATTTGGACCAATGGAATGTTACGTTGATAAAGATGGACTAGCAGATGTAGTGTATACTGTAAATTGGAGATACAATGC